AAGTGTATCAGCGGCAATAATACCAATGTATGCTACACCTTTAACAGTTTGGTGATGATGTGAACACATACTTGTAAGTTCACTTCTTACAACAAGCATACCTTTATAACCATCATCTACATGATTAGGAAATGCAGTTGCATTGGGCATAGGATCATAACGTCCTGCCATAAGTTCGTTAATGTACATCTTTGCTAGACGTCTGCCTGTATCCTGTGAATTAGGATCATTAACAATATCAATGCAAAGGCTTTCAAGGACGCTCTCAAACTTGGGTGTAAGTTCTTCAATAAGAGCTTCCTTGTCACCTTTTTGCATGACATATGATATATTATCACCTGCCCAATAGCGCACTCCTAGTTCTTCTAGACGTGCTTTAAGTTCTTTACTTTTGCTCAATTTGTTTCTCCGAGTTATAGACGAGGATGTCTCTCATCATTATCTACATTATATGATATATTTAGGTTTTTGTCAAGTAAATTATTCAAAATACTTGTCTAACATTTCTAAACGATCATGTGCAGCTGCCATTTTGTCCAATTCTTTTTGAATTGTTTCAATTATATCGGAATGTTCTCCAATACCTACAACTTTTTCCATGTAAACATCGATATTTGTTTTATGCAACTGTATTTCTGCTTCAGCGTGTTGCTTCGCTGCTTTTATCAACTGTTGTTTCACCATAAGTCTCCTTTTGTTCTAAGCGTTTTTTAAGTTGTTTGTCTTCGTAATCTGCGAGCTTCTGACGATATTCATCTTCGCTCAGTTTGTGCCAACCGATACATTTACCTGTTGGTGATCTTCCACATCCGCATGCCATTAGTTAATCTCCTTTTCTAATCCAAAAACTTGAGGTAAAAACTCTTTTGCTATAATTTTGTGTACATACTCGTTATAGTGTTCTTCATCTATAGTTTTTTTAGTAATATCTAAGTTTTTATTTTTCTTTAACCAAGACTGGGCACTTTCTCTATAAAATGTTATATTAGAACATTCTCCGTATAAATCAAAATTATTTGGCATGTCTTGTCTTTCGTTCATTCTCCAAACAAACGCCTTTGCATTTTTATCGCCGCATAATTTATCTATTACTGATATGTCTTTCATATAGTTTCTGTATTGTATATGATTAAACATTTCATAGAAAACTTTTGTATATCTAAATGTTTCATCGTCCATCAAATTGCTTTGTGTCTCTGCAACAGTGCTTTTATCTTCAGCAGCAAAATTGATAGCAACACCTTTAAACTCTGGCAATATGCCATTTGTTTTCATATAAATTTCCATTGCTTCATCTCTAACAAACTCATCTGTGAAACATCTAATTTTATCTTTATTTTTATGATTGTGTTCAGTCATCCAAAAATCTGCACTGTAGTATTCAAAACCATATGTAAATGTTCTGCTTAATCCTAAAGCAAATCTGTCCCAATATGTGCTTTGTATGTAAACTTCTGTAATAGGAAAACGATCAAACATGGATTTTATCCAATCAGGATATCTATAAAAACCTGCACCTGGACTTGCATATACTATAACAGGTTCATCATTTTGTTTTGACCACTGAATAGGATAACAGTTTTCTCCCCAATATTCAACAACTTGATATCCAGGTTCCTGAGCAGGAACAAAGTGATAGCCTACTGTATGACTGCATCCTATAAAAAGTTTCATTTTTTATAATTTCCTTTTTCTGGAATTACGTGTCTAACTCCGCCTCTTGGATCTTCCATATCTCCTTTACGTCTTGGTATCAAATGAACATGTGGATAATCTATAGTTTGTCCAGCCTCAGTACCCACATTTTGTCCTATATTGTATGCATCACAATAACCTTTACATACCCAATCGTATCCCCATTTATATGCAGCTTCGTAGCATTTTTTAAGATTGTCCCAATCTGCAATCTTAGGAACAAAAAGAACATGTCCGTCTGTCACAGGATAACCGTCTTTGAAAACTGTAAATGTCTTAGTTTCAATTAAAATATCAGTCCAAGGAACGTCCTTATACTCCATGAAGTTCTTCCTCTATGTATCTTTTCAATTCGTGATCTCCTACGTTCTCAGGTATTTCATTCTTATAAAAAAGTCTATAACTGTCAGAACCGTACTTACCAATACCGTATAATTCTGTAGCATCTTCACCATCCCATTCTAAATAGTCAAAACTCATTTGTCTCAAACGTTTTTCTCTTACATTAACCATACCTAAGGGTTGAATAATTCCTTTTATTGTTTCCGGTAATGTATTTAGGTAATGCACAGGTGTAGGACAAATACCAAACAGTTTAGGTAAAACACTTTTAACTTGTTTACGATTTGTTTGATTAAGACAAATCACTCCAACCATGTGTTGCCATCTGTTTTCTACCTGCTGTTGAACCATTAAATCGTCACGCATCATCATGTCCTACTTCAAAATTAAAACTAATTGTTATTCTTTCTTGATCAACTTTTTGTTCCTCTACTTTGTGTTCTAAATAACTAGGAAATATAAAAAGTAAACCAGTTTTTACTCCAAATCCTGACATTTGACTATTGAATGGATTTGCTTCTAAAGGTTTTGTGAAAGGCCAATGTGAATTTAAGTTTTGATTTATAAACTGTATAGGTGCATCATTTTCATCTGCCTTAACATAATAAACACCACTCCATGTGCTTGGTAGATGATTATGCTTTTCATGATAAGAATGTTTTCTGTTTATACTAAACCAACTATTTTGTAATTTTACATTTCCTGTTAATTGCATCGCACCGTGTACTTCTGCAACGTTATTGCCAATATAATTTAAAAGATCTTTAAAAGGTTCTTCGTACAGTATTTGATCTTGTTTTCCATAACTTGTGTATCCTGTTTGACAATAATCATCTTTTTCAGTATCATCTTTTTCTATACTTTGTAAAAGATCTATACAGTTTTTTTGAAGTTCTTCACCTTTTTCATATTCACTTACAAAAATTGGAACGTTGAAAATATCTATTCTTTGTTTATTCATAATTACCTACACTCTCCCAAGGGTAAACAAGCCAAACATCTTGTTCTGCTTTATTAACTTCATTGCATGAATACGACACACCGTCAAATTCTGAACTTAGATTTTCTGTAAGAACAGCAAAACGAACATTGTTGCCCCATACATGATTCCATGCTTCGTGTCCAGGCAAACAACCTGCTTGCCAATCTTCTTTAATCCAATTAAATGTAGCACCTGTGTCATTAATATCGTCTACAATAAGAATATTTTTTCCTTGTCCACCTGAATCTTGATCAGGATAACCAAAAGCATCTTCGGCCATCCAACAGTTGCTTTCTCGATGACTTTCATCGTCTCGCAATGCTATCTTAAGTGCTTCGCAACGGATACCTGTCATGTTTGAAATAATTGTAGCAGGTACATTACCACCTCGTGTTATACCTACAATATAATCAGGACGCCAATTATCCTTGTACATTTGATTTACAATACTGACGCACATTTTTTCTATGTCAGCCCAGCTATAAAAATGTTTTTTTATCATTCGCCTTTCGCTCCTCTAGCAAGATATTCTTCATTATGAATCCATCGATAACCTTTATATTTTATATGATCAACAAATCCCCATTCCTTCTTTTTACGTCCCATAAAAAATAGGCTTGTACAAGGAATATCATTCCCATTTTCATCTTTTGCTAGTTCTAACCAATGTAAGTCATCGGCATCTCTAAACCTAATAGATCCAGGACCTCTCCAAACTTTAGTAGAACCTACCACAGCACCTTCTTTTGAATGTATAGGAATCCATTCATAATAACCACCTGATAAAATAAAAGCACCCCAACTCCATGGATGATCATGTAAAACTGGTTCGTCACTTACTAGAACTTTGTGTAGCGTAATATTAAATGGAAAGTTCTTACGTTCTTTTAAAAATAGGTAATAACGGATAAGATATGGTACTTTTCCGTCTCTGTCTGTAATTACTCGACGTCTGCCGAGCTTTTCCATAATTTTAGAAAGGAAGTTCATTATCATTGTTTGCCTCGTAGTCATCCTTTATTAAGTTGTACATATGCTTAAATTTTTCGTATTCTTTTTTAAAAGCAGGATATTGTTCTGCCATAGACTCTAACTTACTTACACTTGGCATTGTATCTACAAATTCTGTATTACCCCAATTAACATTATAAGTAAATTCAGATCCAGTATCTATGGTATCATCTGTAGAAAACGTATACTCTGGATCGAATGTGTTTACAGTGATAGATTCACTATTTGATGTTGCATAAGTTTTATCACCAATTGTAATTGAAAAAGTATTGTTGTCATCATCCATTGTTTATTGCTCCGTACAATGCATTACCAGAAAAAAAGTCTTGTGATAGTTTTTTTACCTGCTTGTTCATGCTAGGCAAATAATCTTGATAGTTGTCCATATAATCAACTATCTTTTTCATAAGTTCACCACGGTATTTGACATATGATGAATAGTTTTCAGTCCAAGCACTGGGATACTTAAACTCAGGCAGTGCCATTTCTGAATAACTTAGTCTATCTGGCACCATTGGAATAGCATCAACAAGTGCGCCTTCATACCAACTAATACCAAGTGTTTCTTGCAGGTTAGCACTAAACACTAGTTTTGCTTCACCTAGCAAGTTGTGATATTCGTTCTTAGAAAGTTGTTGTTCTTGGCACACAACAAATTCATATTGTGGTAAATGTTGTTTTAGATCACGAAAGATGTCTATTTGCTTTTCTGGAGCAATTCTGTGCGGGAAAAGGATTATATCTTTCTTTTCCATATTCTTATAACTGTCCAAACTATTTTTTAGATATTCCATTGGCCAACCAACACGTTTCATCTTGTTTTGATCAACAATTCCCATATCTAATGCAAACGTTTCTGCAAACAATTCCCAATGGAATTCACTTGCAAAAAAGTTATCATCATAGCATTCAAACATTGAATATTCTGCGTGTCTCACCCAAGGTTTATCGCCTATTAATCTTCCCAAGAAATCTTGTGGATCATAACTGCCGGCATGCCACAAGCCACCAACGCGAATGCTAACACCCAATAACTCTGCCATGTAGCGTAGTTGTATAACTGTAGGGTTCCAGGCATCAGTATAGAGGAAATAATCACCATCCTTGATTTTACCTTCACAGAACATTTCTCCTATTTGTTCTAGTTGTTTACTTTTATAAACATTTGTTCCGCCAAAGTTTAGAAACGCCCCAGGCGTAGTAGCCTGAGGTGTCTCTCCACCGCTTATTACAGAAACTTTTTTATTTGTAGCTCGTTGTAGTTGACGTGGAAGATGTTCTTTCCATTGCTTGGTATAGCGTGTGTCTACTGCTTCGATGTCTACAATATAAATCATTTTCTAAAATTCCTACGTTTATGATTACGTGACTTAACACGACCAGTTTTTTGGAACTGTTGATACTGTTCCCAAACTGAATCGCCTTTCTTATATAAACTTTTTTCGTTAAAAACAAAGCCTTCAAATCTGCAAAAGTCTTTAAATGCTTCAAGATCAGTGAAGACTTTCTTGTAAGCTGCACGATTGAATTCGATTGCCATAGTATTTGATTCCTTATACATTTTTAGGATTAGGGTAATATATTACACAGCCATTTTCTCCATCTTCGGAGACTTCAATTTCAACAAAGCGGCCGGGGTACTTTGCAGAAATCTTTTCATACAATTCGTCAGCGATCATCTCGCACGATTTGTAATCTAATAATAGCACTTCACTGTCGGTTGCGCTCGATTCTTTACTTCCTCCACTATCTGTTCCTGTAGAGTTTGAGTGTCCTGAGTAGAGTCTTTCGAGCCATCTTTTGAATTGGATGAATTCGATATCTCTATCGTTGTGTCGCACTTCAATCCGCACCCTGAAATGGAAAATATGACGATGAGGATAGCCAAGAAACGATACATCATCCCAGTCGCCTGTTGCAAGTTTTGGATCATCTAGTGCCGCCGGATATTTGTGGATACCTTCTTTTTTAAATGTCACCCATATAGATCTATTTACCTTATTTTGCATGTAATTTACTTTGTCTTCTTCTCGCATCATACGCATCATACCTTCATAATAACGTTCTTGTGTCATTATACTATACTACCTTTCCACAGGATTGTCAAGCTCATATTTGCTCCAATCTGTAAATTTTTGCCTGTCTTGTAAGTCATGTATTTGATGAATCCAAACACCTGCATTAGATGCTTTAAAATCTTTATCATCTATCTTTATACAAGCATTATAGTTCAACTGATCAATGTAAGGCAATTTGACACTGATCTGACTAATAAATTTAGAGTATTCATTATAACCACTTTCTAAAACCCACTCATGATATTTTATATCATAATCTAAAGTGACTGTGTATTTTTCTTTTAATAATCCAAAAACAAGATTGTCCCAACCCTGTTGTTCATCGTTTGTACCATTAGGCAAGTCAACATGGAAACTTTGATTAGCACCTAAATAGATATGGTCTACATGCTTTTCTTTAGCCATCTTTAAAACATCTTCCAAAGGTTGACAACCTACAACAAATAATGTATCCATATCAAAAGCAGGAGTTTTTTCTACTTCATATCCTGTGAAGTAAATTACATCATCTGCTGTACCAGTGTCATAATCACGTTTCATGTTGTGCCTTTATACTAACCATTTCTAAATTTAATTTGTGTATTTGATCTTTTAACTTAAATTTTTCAAGTTTTAACTTTTTAAGTTTACTATCATCTAAGAATTTGTCAAACTCTTTTTGTATCTTTTCGTCCAAATACCTATGTTTCTTTTCTAAAGATTCCATACGGCTTTGTAATTTGTCCAAAGCAGATTGGTAGTTGCTCATTATACCTCCTCGAATAAATTTGCAAATTGTGTACTTGCATTTACTGTTTTCTTTCCTGTTGCTCCTCTAGTGCCAATAATTGACATCCAGAATCTTGAAAACTCTTCGATTACTGCGTTCGCTTCGTCTCTGTTTGATGTTGCAAATATTGCTTCCACAACATCTCTAAAAAATAACCTGTTAAAGGACTCGTCCACAAGCATCGCCGGAAGTATTCTGTTGTCGTATTGCCTGTTTGCTTCTTGTACTGCATCTATATGACTCCAAACATTGTGTGCCATTTGTATGGCGTATGAAAAACTGTCCCAAGAAGTTTTACCTTCTTTGCCTATTTTATTTAGATCACCTGGCGCATAGATACATACATCTTTGGCCATTAATCCTTGCGTTATTGGTGAATCTTTGAAACTACTGTGTTTGCCTTCTCTAACAAATGCTTGTGCAAATGCTGTTGTGTCTGTTGCAAGTGCCTTATCATCGATACTCGGAACCATTCGATACACCCATTTAGTTCTGTCTTGAGTCTCAAGTTCACAGTAGATCTGTCCATTAGCGGTTGCGAGGAAAGGTGAAGCACAATCAAATGTGATAGTAAAGTTTTCATTATGATATTTCCTTACGGCACGTTGTATGTCAGTTAGTAGTGTCGCCCATTCTAGTTTAGAAGTTCCTAAAAAGTGCATAAAGTCATGTTTACCTTTTTCAAGTAAACCGTCAAAGCGTAGTGCTACAAGTCTTTTCAAAACAAGATGTACATCACACATGTTTTGACCACCCATTGACCAACCATTAAAATGTGTGTCAGGATATTTTTTAGGGTCACAATAGTCTTTCATTTGCTGATACCAATCTTCTGCATCAGCATGATTTTCACCTTGAAGCACGTTTAAAAATTTACAACTACCACTTCTATTTTTCATAAAGTAGTCATTGTTAATACGTGTAGCATTTACCGCATCTTGATAGTTGTCAATACCTGTTGCTTTTGCACCTGCAGGAGAACGTGCTACCCAAGCCGGAATATCAAGGATCATACCATAGTCCATGTAAGCATCCATCCACGCAAGAACTTGCTCACGTTTCTTTTTTGCTTTAGGACAGTTAGGATCTTTCCAATCACCTTCCCATACGCCTTTACCAATCTGGAATCCACCTGAGTCGCCAAGCAACCAACTGTTTTCTCGATTCCTATCTCTAATCATGTCTTCTTTAGGTGAATCTTTGTTAATGTCAAGTTCTGCATGGCCTGCTGAATATAGGCTCCATTGATATTGGAAAAGACCTTTGTCTTTGTTTAACCAATTGCCACTCTCAACACCGTTAGTCCAGTGTTTAGGTATACGTGTATACTCTACATATTCTTCTCTGCGTTGTTTACCTACAAAAGTAGCGTAAAACCCACTTAGTGCAGGCAAAAAAATTGCATAGTCATTTTGTGATGCAGTTAAATCTTTATTCATCTTTTTCCTTAATATGTTGGTAGTCTAAATATTGAGAACACCATTCGTAAAATTGTCTATCTGTGTCAGGCCAACATTCAGCAAATACTGGATCGTCCTTACGCATCTGTCTATAATCAGTTCTTGCTTGTTTTTCAGTTATCATAAATCCTTAACATTCAAATTACTTGGACTATATTGTTCACCATTATAACCACTTCCAGATCCATCTACGCCTGAGTTGCAAGCAAATACAACTAGACATAGAAAGAAAGCACTCCACAGTGTAGCACGTTTACTCCAAAGGATAAAACCATCCATTGCTTCTTCGGCTTGTTTCTGTGCTTGCTCTGCTGGTGTCATTATTTGCTCTGCGCTGGCAGAATATAGTTATATTCAACCATACCGCTGTCTACTGTAATTTGCATAGCACCTTGATCAGAAATACTCATCTTAATATCACCATCAAGACTTAGAATACTCTGTGTTTGTGCTACTGGCCAAGCCCAAGTGTGTTTTAGTGAACCTTCAATGCCTGCTTCGAATACAAACGAACCTGCGTGTGTGCTTGCATCACCAAAACTAAACACAAGATCACCATTGTCTGTTTTTACATTAAATGTTGGCTCTTCTGCATGTGCCGCACTCTGTAGTTTCATACGACCAATTGCCGCTACGCTTGGTGAAAAGCTAACGTCCCAACTTGCACCTTTAAACTTTACGCTTTTAAGTTTTTCTTCAATAATCTGCTTGTTCATAAAACGATAATCATTCTGGAAATCACCTGTAGCGTTTTCAAAATGAATGTGTGTCGGAACATTTTCACCGTTGCGTTCTTGATTGACAACATCAATCTTTGCATCTTTTTGATATTCTGGATTTTTTAAATGTAATGCTAACTTGTCTAAGTTAGGCATACCAAATGTTCCATCTGCAACTTTAGATTGTGTAGTTGCTGTAAGAATCACTGACCTGTCTTCAGCCATAGATTCAATTGTTGTAGTATCTTCGCCATTAACTTTTACAAGGCTGAGAAAGCCAAGTGCATGTGTGTGTGCGACTACGTCTTGTAAGATATCTTTCATTAGTGTTCTCCTATTGTTATATCTATTATATTATCTTGATAAGATTTTGTCAAGTATTTTTCAATACTATATTTAGGTTTAAAGCCTAAAGTCTTGATTTTTTCCATATTTGCACAAGTCCATTGTCGTTCATATGGTGTATTTAGGCGGATGGGTAAGTTTGGTGCAAAGTCACGGATACGAAATGGATGTCCTGTCCCTATATCAATAGTGCCTGTATACTTGCTTTTTAAACAAAGTTCGATTGCATCACATAAATCTTCAATATGTATAAAATCTCTATAATGATTTGTGACATATTCTAACTTGTTATTAAAAAATTTTGATAGAAACATATTCTCTCTAGGAGTGTCACTGTAAACTGTATGGAATCTCATACCTAAAGTATAAGGATGTATTGCAGCAGCTTCCTCCATTATGTATTTGCTGGCAGCGTAAGGATTTAGATGTGGTTCATACACACTACTCGAACTTGCATAAAGTATTCTTGTATTACTATACCTGTCAAATAATCTTTTGCTTGCTTCTACATTATTATTCCAATAGCCTGCAGGATCCTTCATACTTTCTCTTACACCACTTTTACCAGCTAAGTGAATTATAAGATCAAATTCTTCACGTAATTCACAAGTCAAAAGGTCTTGACTATTGTTTATATTATCTCTATCCCATCCATCTTTTAAATCTATACCTACAACACTGTGATTTTTGGTCAAACGTTTTAACAAATGACTTCCTATAAATCCTCTATGTCCTGTCAACAAAATTTTCATTTTTCGCATACTCTTTTTCTTAAATCGCTAGAACTAAAACGATGTTCTCTTTTGTTAAAGTGTAGTTCTATATCGCGTTTACGGCAAATATCTTTTCCTGTAAAATCTTTGTCTCTATATTCTTCTCCTAGTATGCGTACATCAATAGGATACATACTTAGAATATCTTCTAGATCTTTTTCAGTGCCGTACGGAACAATTTCATCTACATACTCGACACCTTTTAATTGTGTATAGCGTTCAACAATAGTTTGCACAGGAGCATTCTTTTCAGCTCTGTCTATGCTAGGATCAACTTGCAATCCACATATAAGATAATCACATTGTCCTTTTGCTTCACGCAACATTATTACATGTCCTGCGTGTAATAAGTCAAAAGTTGAACAAGTAAATCCTACTTTCAATGTGTTCTCCTTCCGTCAAACACACAAATAAATTCTAACATAAAGTCGCTGTTGTTATGCACTTTGTGGAACACATTATCTTTGATCAAAACTGTGTCACCTTCGCACACATCCAATATTTCATGATCGAGTTCCATTTGACCTTTGCCTTTTGTAAAAACATAAACTTCTTCTTGACCTGCATGACGATGTCCTGTTGTGCTTCTGTTTGGATTTAGCTTAGTTGAACTTACAACTAGATTATTTAGAGTAGTGTTGTCTTTGACAGTATACCTATCATCCTGCTTAACGACTTCTCCTCCAATGTCCCATGCTCCATATTTCATTTTAACCTCCTAACATACAAGCTGCTTGTGTCCTACTATTATCTATTTCTAAAATTTTTAATCCACTTTCTTTTATTGCTTTTCTAATTTCTTGTCCTTGATTTGGATGGCTTAAATTCCTTGCAATAATAATACCTTTTGGTTGCAAAAATGTTAAAGCGTGTGTGTATTGTTCATACCAATTTATATCGCGGTTTATTTGACCCATAGATACAATATCAAATTTATGAGTTGTAGTGTATTTTTCAAAAAGGCAGTCTTTAGCTTTTGCATATGGACAATTTTTTTTAAACTTTTTAATAGTCATCAAGTTTTTTTCTAATGGATTTTTAACATTTGTATCCAAGCGATATATTTCATCAGAATCTGCAGGAATATATGTTTTGTGTTCAGTCCAGGCATTTACAGCATGATATCTCCAACCAGGAAACACTGGTTGCAAATAATTAAATAATCTTCCGCCAAATGCTCCAACTTCTAAAATTCTTCCGTTTTTCTTTTCTATAAACTTCAGATGGAATTCGCATTGGTCTTTTGTTATCCAGCCAGGAACAGAAATCATTTTGCTATTCCTCTTTGCCTAAAGTTTTCTAATATTTCTTTAGTGTCTCGCCAACTTTTCACTTGTTTAGCAACGCCGCCTGCTTCTTTTACAGCATATGCCAAACTAAAGTCATTACCATCTGGATCCATTCTATCACCAAAGAAAAAGATTCTATCTTCTGCAATATCATCTAATACTTGCCTTTTATCTTTTCCTTTTGCAATAATATCGATTCCTGTTTCACCACCTACAACTGCACTAACTTCAGGAAATGCCTTGTTTATTCTTTCTGCAATGTGTATTCTTTCGTCACTTTCTATATCATAATAGAAATAGTCTTTGCGTTGTACCTTATCTGCATTTCTACCTACAATACTAAAGTTAACCATACCAGGTCTTTCTTCAATATGTTTTCCTGTTCTAGTGTTATAATCACTAGTCTCTAATTCTTGTTCAAGAAATGCTCTTAAATCTTTACTAATTTTCCAAGGATTGGTGTATATACTTTTTTGTTTTTGCCAAACATCGTTCCCGTTGCAGTTATAGATCTTGTTTACACTCATACAAATCTCAGGGCCAATTTGTTCTAGTGTTTTAGGATTGTCACTACCTGTCACAAGACTTACATTATTATTTTGTGCAAAGTACAGGAACCAAAGTGCAAACTGAGGATTTATTTTTTTTCTACTAGGTGTAAGTGTACCGTCTACATCAAACAAAAAATGATTCATTACTCATCTCCAAAATCAAACAAACTATTAAACGTGTTGTTTTGTTTTGTGTCTTCAAGATCATATTTCAACACACCAATTAAGTTATCTAGTTTGTTGTCAATAATAGTACCTTCCATGGCATCGCCATCAAATGGTAATTCCTTAAACCAATCAGGTATACGTAGTTCATCTGTAGGGTACGCAACACTAGTATAGCCTAATGGATTCTGTTTGAGTTTGCATACAATAACTTTCATACCATCAACAATCTCTTGCGAATACTTGTCACCGTTCATACGCTTGAGTGTATTCCAATTAATGCTTGCTCGAACGTGTCCAGGCATGTTTGCTTTACCTTGTTTTTGTTCAAGACGCTGATAATGTCCAATTTTATTTGCACGTTTGGGTGAACCTTTTTCCCAACCTGGACGTTCTTTAAATTCTCTTCTAAACTCCGTAATACGTTCAAGAATATCTTTTTCTTCTTGACCTTTAAGTACCATAAGCAGTAGTTCACTTAAAAACTCTTGCATAAACACAGGAGTATCTGAACGTCTCAAGTCAAGGCCCATTGCTTTTACCTTACCTGGATTACCTTCTGTGTCTGTACGAAATCCTTCAATATCATATACCAATGCCGCATAACGTTTTTTAGTAATAAACAAGCCTGACTCAGCAACAATTTCTCTACCTGCAGCAATTACTTCTGCACGACTCTTAGGACAGTGAAATGCCTTTGCCATAAACTTTTCAAAAGTGGTATTGGCTTCTTCTGCAACCTGATCATATAATGTAATTACGTTTTCTTTAGTCCATGGTATTTGACCTTTGTCAATTTGTTCTTTCAATATAGGATAGGCACTAAAATACACAGAGTCAGTATCTCCGTATATAACTGCTTTACCTACGTGATCATATTCACCTGTAATAACCTTGTTTACTTCAGCACTCATGTGTTTAACAATGGTTCTACCACTTAGTGTAGTTGATTGTCCGATACGTTTATCAAAGAATCTACAGCCTGGATTTAGAATAGCACCATACAAACTGTTCAAGTTAATTTTTTTAACTAACTGTCTTTTATCCCAAAAAACAATTTCAGTATCATTACCTGCTTCTTTTGCTTTTTTAAGCATACCTTGTAATTCTTTACGTTCAGCATACCAACGTTTTAGAATACCCGGAATAACACCTTCAAATTCATGTGTAAAAATAGTACCATTTGAACTTAGCATCCAAGGAGTATTACTATCAAATATTAATTTGTAGATTTCTGCGGCACTCATAGTATCTGATTTGCCATTTTCCCAATCAACAGTAAGTGCTACATCTTTTCTACAGGCCATAACTGCTTCGTATTCTTCTGTGCCAAAACGGCCTTCCCATGAACCTGCAAAAGATTTCTTCTTCAAGTTCATATCTTCGTGTACTCGAGCTTCTGTAATCTCTGGACGCAACTGTCCTACAATAGTTTCTGGAGCCATGTTAAGAGCTCTAATAACACTAGGATATAGACTGTTTAAGTCCATTGATCCAATCCACTTATGCACACCTACTTTTGGAAACGCAACATACGCACCAGCGGCCGCTGTGTTTTCATCGTCACGCTTTGGACGATTAGGAACTTGTAGTCCTCTGTGATGTGCTTCGTTGATAATTGCTTGTTCTGTCACAGCAACAGCACCCATAGTAGTCTGTAGCAAAACAGTATTTGCGTGAGCAAGTTCATTACTAAGATCAATAAATCTTAGTTTTTTGTCCAGCTTGTCCAGTAGTGCAACGTCTTGTCGGTTGTATTCGATAAACGTTCTGAAGTCATTGTTATAAAGTTGATCAAGTGTACCTTCGTATACAGTTTTCTTTTCGCCAACTTCAAGTTCTCCAATAGCATCAAGCCTATATGTGTGTCTTTCTTCATATGTGTATTTACGATATAATTCCAAACTATCTAAATGCACTCTGCCTACTAGGTCATAGGTTTCAGCTGATTTCCCATACTTTTCATATTCACGTTTCTTAGGAAGTTGTTTCCACAAACAAAAACGTCTTGTGTCATCTTTGCTTAGTACACGACTTACACGATTAACAGTATACGGAATATCATAACCTTCACTGTTCCAACCTGTCAAGATGTCACTATCTTCAATTAGATCAAGGAATGCTTGAAGCATGTCACCTTCATTTTCAAAGAGAATACATTCATTGCCCCATTCTTTTACTTCTTCTTTTGCTTGTTCCATAGTTAGTGTCTTAGGAGGAAGTGCAAGTGTTATCAGTGCATCCATCCATTGTAAATGCACAGTAATAGCAGTAATTGGCATAAACGGATCACTTGGATCAGCAAAGCCTCTCTCCGGATCAAAGTCTGTTTCAATATCGAAAAACGCAATGTTTAGTTTAGGAGCATCTTGATTGAGATAGTTTTCACTCAAACATTGAAAGATAGGATTAATATCACTTTCGAATAATTTTTTATTTTTATTAATTGCTAATTCTTTTCGGAAATCTTTTGTATTCTTACAAACAATACGTGTGAGTGGATCACCATAGACACTTTTATGTTTGCCTCTTGGATCTTCATAATAGAAAGTGTATTTTACAGGATATTCTGTATAGTGTCTTTTGCCATCTCGGCGTTCTACTGTTCTGATGATATCAGAATCTCTGTCAAAGTATGCATCGACGTAGCTCATGTTTCTCCTTCGTTGCTTATGGCCAACTTAACCTTCTACATGCCCGACAATAGTTTTGGGCGTACTAATACTTATTACAGGATTAATCCTGCAATATAAATTATGGTTAGTCCTGCGTTGAGGACAACTAAACTTTTTTCTTTCCACAGTATACCTACTAACACCCATATACTGTTAGCAATTATAAATGACCATATATAGTATGGATGAATATTAAAAGCAGCAAGAGTTGCGGCCAACAAAAGAATTGTTGTACCTAACCATGCAAGCCATTGATAGGGTTTTACCACCATTGAGCTGCAACTCCATATCCGAATACATTTATGCATGCAAAATAAAATGTTAGCAACATAACCCAAGCGGCTCCTCTTCGATAGGCTGCATAACATTGGGTAATACTACCTACAAAAAATCCAGGGTAAACAACTAGCATGTTTGGATCAAGTGCAGTTAAAGCAAGTGTCAAACTTGCACCAACTGTAAAAATAAAACTTACTAGTTCAAATGAAAATGCAATTTTATCTGACGTATAGCTGTTCACCCAAAATTCTTTTATTTTTTTCAAACTATTTGTCCTTGCCAACTGTGACAACTAATGTTTCTAAGTCATCAAATTCTTCAGCAACTCTTGACCAATCACCTTTTTGGGCGATTTTAATAGCTTTGTTAATCATACTTGGTTTTATGTCAAGTTCTTCTGCAACTGCTTTCACTGTATCTTTAAGACCTGTTTGTAAATCTTCAACTTCTTGTAATACAGTGACGCCTTCATTTACAAGACGCTCTAGTTTGGCCTTTTCTTCAGGGCCGTATACACGGTCACTCATGTGATTCTCCTTAATTTATGTATATTATATAGGATTATTTAGGCAATGTCAACTGTTTTTTTCTTCGTCTTTGGTTTTATATTGCCATTCGTCTGTGTGTCCTACAGACCATTTGGGTTCAGTTTCAACAGCATAATTTTGGGTACATACTTTGAAATCTGGTGTGAGTAGCTTTTCGGGTGTTAAACTGCTGTCACGCCAAATCACTCTATTGTTTGGTTGTGCGGCAAATTGCCCATTATCAAGACGTATTACATTGAATGATTTGTGTTCTGGATCATGCTCTGAAAAGTTTGTATCAATATAGGAATGATCTCTGTGTGCATTGTCTATGGTAAATTCGTATTCACCTGTGTGCATACGTCTATCTTTGCCAAAGAATTCGCATCTTGACAGCAAAGGTTTTTGCACTACTGTGATATCATAATCGAAACAATCCCATAACTGTAAAACATCCAAAGGAAGTAATTCTCCGTGATCTGTTTTCCATACAAATGCACTTATAGGTAATTTGTCATATAGCGCACCGTAGTCTGTTAGTAGTGTTTCAAAATACAGGGCCTTGTATTTTGTGCTTTTTACACTTATCCAAATACCTGGTGTGTATTCTCCATGACCTTTTTCAAGATCATACAAATATTCTTTTCTTACATAAACTGAAATTGGAGGTAATGGGTGTACTAAAAATGCCATATCATCTGTATTTATTGAGTTCTCTATACAGACGTTCTTTTATGGATTCAGTTTTCTTATTTTTTTCTGCTTTGCTGTATTTGTCTTTTAGACGGCCTAGTTCTTCTTGACTAGCACCTGCACGACCAGCTGCCGCAGCTTTTTTCATATATTCTTTGCCGTGTTTTTTTACACCTGTGTAATATTGTAAACCTGATTCATCTGTTTTTTCATCTTCAGTGTCATCACCTTTTTGTGATTTAAGTGCTTTATCCATTGATATTAAATTATTTCTAAAAGCAGGATTAGTCATTAATTCACTCATTAATTCTACATAAGGAGCAATAGCTATACGTTCATTTTTTTCTAAAACTTCGCCCTTTGCTGCTTTTTTTAATCCTCTAGCAATTAACGGTGCATCATCAACTTCAGGATTAATTGCACCACCTACAGTAGATGCGCCAGGTGTTAGTGCTTTAATATCAATATCAGCTTCCTCCACACTTTCCATTTGCTTAGATGCTGCATCTGCAGCTTGTTTAATCTTTGTTTCGTCTGCATCAGGCATTATTGCTTTAATTGCTTTATATAATGCTTTGTATATTTCACCTTTAGGACTAAATCCTATTTTCTTTGCAATGCTACTTGAGCCAAAACTATTGTCTATTGCTTTGATATAAGGATCATCTTCTTCACCAACTAGTTTATCTTTTAATGGATGAGGTTGTTCACCTGTAGAACTTGGCTTTGACATTTTAGGTGTTGCATCAGAACCTCTAGCATAATCACCATCTTTTTGTTCTTTTAAACCAGCAAGTTTTGCAAAATCACTCATACCTAAATCTAAAGGCATTGAACCTTGTGGAACACTTACGCTCTCTTTTATATAATCTTTGGTTGGTGCTACTTCTTGTGCGCCTGCCTGAGCCATTTGTTTGAGTGCTTGTTTATCTGCTTCTGGATTTGAAGGAAACAAATCCTTCATCATTGAACTCATTTTATAAAAATCATTCATAATTAACCTCTCGATAGCACAATCTTCATTGCTTTTTGTAAGTCAGTTGGTGCAGCATCTGGAAACTTCTTCTTCAAATGTCTAAGTGTACCTTGTGTACCATACCTTCTTAATACTTTATTTACTTCCTCGACATAAAGATCCATATCATCACCCATTCCGTGCTTGATTGTATCCCATGCTTTGGAAAGCCAATTTTCCTCATTAGTTTTCTTTTTCGCCATGTTTGTAGCAATAGCATACACAGCACCTTCTGGGTCCATGCCTTTGTCTTTAGCCCATTTGGCTATGTTAGATTTTGCTTTAGGTTTATCTAAAATTTTGTCAGCAGTCTTGTGTGCTTTTTTAAGTGTTTTTTTATCTAATTCTGTGATTTGAAAAACACGCATTAGCCAACCTTTACACAGTTGTCTACAGTCTTTCCGCCTTTTTTCTTAGTGCCCATGCGTCTGTAGCCTTTCCAGCATACTTTACCGTCAACACCTTTTTGCTTTTCTTCGTCTAGTGTTTTCCAACTAGGTTTACCGCACTCTTTGCAAAGTTCATCTTTAGATTCAGTTTTTTTCTTAGATTCAAGCATAGCACCTAAACCGTCTTTATACGAAGATTTCTTTGCTTCTTCAACTTGCTGTTCAGCAAATTTCATTTCATAGTCTAAATTATGATATACGGAACTGATGTAGTCTGCAGCTTTGGTAATTTTTGATTGTTGCCAACCTTCTAAACCCTGTGCTTCTGAAACACCTTTAAGCATTTCGTGTAATTTAATTGCATATTTTGCTATTTTATATAGATCTGATCTAGCCATTTGCACTTCATGATCGCGTTCTGCCATATCTGCAAGATCAGCTAGTCCTTCGTTTGTTTTCTTTTTAATTTCTTCGTGACGCATTGTTTTCTCCGTATATAGTATTTATGCGTTTTTAGTTGTTTTTTTCTTCTTCTTTGGCTTTGTTGTAGTAGTATTAGCACGTTGTATAGTGCCTGGTCCACCATTTACAAATCCATTTCCGCCACCTGCGTATGCTCCTGCTATAGCAGAAGCTGTAGTTTCGGTGGTTTTTCTAAACTTGTTCTTAAATTTTGGTTTTCCTGCTAAACTTTTCTTGATGTCTTTTTGTACTGTTTTGGGATCAATACCTGCAGCTCTGCTTAAACTATCAGCATCAGCTTGTGCTTTGTTTACTTTATCTTGCATGCCTTTGCCTACAATATTCATTCTGTCCACCATACCAGGGTCAGTTGTTTTACTCTTTAACAGTGCAGCTTGTTGTTGTTTTTTTAGAGCAGCCTGTTTACCAGTCATTGTAGGTGCATCTTCTGTAATTTCATAAACTTTCATAATAATATTTATTCCTTACCGCTTTTCATATTAGCACACCAGTGATACATTTTACCACGTTCGCCTGAATACTTCTTTGCTTTGCGTCTAAGTTCGCTTACACTACCCTTACAACTTGCACCACTACGCTTTACACGCCCTGGTCTGCTTTTGCCTTTTTCCTTACCGTCAGCAAAGTTTTCTGCAAGTCCTAATTCCTTTTGTGGCAAACTGTTAAGTGTTCCTATGATGTGTGTAGTCTTACCCGGAACCCAATCCGGAGCATCCGTATAATATCCACCTATTTTATTATAAACTTGTTTTACCTTACTCATTGGCGTAATAAATGGTATTTGATTTACACCGAATTGTTTTGCCGTAAAGTCAATGGCATCATTACCTACTATAGGCATAATGTGTGCATCACCTTCACCGCTTTTACCAGGAAACTTTTTAATATCTTTTGGTGGAGCAAGCCAAATAACTTTGGGTTCGGGAAGTTTATTTGATTTCATAAATTCTACAAACTTTTTAGTAGATTCTTTGCAATCGTCAGCCTCATCGTAAAATTTACTTTTTAAAAATTCATCTGATAGGTTTTTACCGTCAGCAAAGTTTTCTAATTTAGTCAATGAGCGTTCATTAGCAGTAGCGTTTTCTGCATCTCTATCTTTAACGTGTTGTCTATTTTTTGCTTCTAATTGATCTCTAATACTTTTTAACAATGCACCAATGTCTGTTTCTCTTGTAATTTTATATTTTCTTATTAATAAGTCTCTAAATGCATCTTCACGTTGACTAAAACCTCTGCCATATAATAATGCTTCTATTGCATCTGCATCATTCATTAAATGCTTACCGTCGTAGTTTTCTAATCCTTTGTATAGAGGATCATAATGTATATGTCTGTTTGCAGTTTTTCCTCTAATTATTGTTTCTTCTACAGGCTCTTGCATATGTTGTTTTATATTTTTTGCTGTTCTTTCAAACTTGTGATCTTTGTGTTTGAATCCTATTCCACCTGCTGCTTCCCACTTAGCAATATTTTGTCCATAATCATCAATTAGTATGTTAGAAGTACCATCTTCTGTAGTAGCGTATTTTGCTTTGTCGTGTGTAATAATAACTTGTTTAGGTAAAAAGAAATTTAAGTTCTTTTTGATCCATTCACGCTTGTGCGGTTCTGAATTAGGATCATCTGGTAGTGGTGAACTTAATATATTGTATTCACCTTTTACATCTTTTATAAGTGCAAGTAAATTTTTTGCATTGTCAGTTAGAGGCAAATTTAACCAAAAATCTTCAGTGTCTCTTATCTTTTGTAGTGCTGGAGAAATATCATCAATCTTAGTCCAATGATCTTTGCCCATCAGTTTAGCCCAATCACCAAAAAAGTCTGCAAGCACACCGTCCATGTCAACATATATTGTACTAACACTTGAAAGTTCCTGTGCTTCGTTTTTATTACGGCCTTCGGTTAGACCTAAATTGAATAGCACATTGGTTGATTTACCTTTAACTTTTTTGCTTAGTGTAGGTGGACGACCGTCCTTGTCTACAGTGTTGCCAAACTTTTTTGCTTGTCGTGGAATTTCATTTGTACTAACATCTGGAGTTGTGTTTACACCTTTTACTATTCTGCCCCACTCGTAAAATCTCATTTTTTACGTCCTCTAAATTGTACAGGACCTGTCATGTAAGGTTTTGAAAACCAAAGTTTAAACCAATCTGGATCACCTGGTTTAAGACCCATCTTCTTTTCTTTTTTCTTTAGTGCTGCTGCGGTAATACTGGGATTTTCATCAACTTTGTATTCGGTGTAGCCTTTGAATTCATTTATACCTGCAAGACGTTTGAGAGTATCAATGTCCATTAATTATTCCTTACAGTTATTCCGCCACCAGTAGCAGTAGCACTTTGTTTGGAAGTATCCGCAGCCATATTCATTGCTGTTCCTAACATAATTTGTAAGTCAGCATTTTGTTTTCTAAATAATAGGTATTCTGGAGATCTAAGTGCCGCTGCACCTTTGATGCCTTGTTTTGCTAGTGCATCTCTATATACTTGACGCAACTCTTGTTTCTTTTGTTCTGCAGCTTGAGAAATTATTTCATAATTGGCATGACTTACTCCACCTAATTTTTTATATAAAGCTTCGGCGTCTGCTTTTGCGTTGCGTTTTACTGCCAACACTTTTTCAACATCACCACCGTATTTTGTGTCGTATTGAACTACAGGAATATCTGCACTGGTCAAGTTTTCTACTATAGATTCTTCTGTATTTCCAAGAGCTTGATCTAAAAGTTTGACAGCCTCATTATGGCCTGAACCATACATAAGTTCTGCGGCTTTATGTTTTTCTTCTTCACTCATACTAGGCCAAGTATTGCGTAATTCTGTAGCACTACGGATCTGCATTCCAGAAAAGTCAAAGTTTATTGTTGGACCATAAGCAATATGTGCATGTGCTTCTGCAGGTTGTAATTGTTCTTTGCCTTTATAACTTATAAGATAGCCAGGCATTCCATCGCTTTTGCGAATTTGATCCGGTAATGGATGTGTTCCTTGATCTTTTTCACTTCTAATAAAAACTAAACTATTTTTTGTAGGATCACCTATTATGTCTGTATAAGAAAGTGCATTAAACGGAGATTTAATTTGAATAAATTTATCTGCAGGTACGCCTGCCATACTAGCAAGTTTTTGTTTTATATCAAAAGGAAAAGGTCTAGTTGAAGTATCGTTTGTTGCTGCTACATATACATTTGATTTTCCGAATTCTTTAGTAGCCCAATCGTAAAGACTTTTGTGTCCTGGATGAAAAGGATGAAATCCTCCAGGCATCACAGCAACAACATTTAATTTTTCTTCAAATAGTTGTCTTAGTCTCACTTGTATTCGCCTTTTTGTATCTGCTCCATTTCTTCTTTGTATATTTTATCAAATATTGCAGTTCTATCTTCATTACGGTATATGTCATCTGGCATATTTGCAATACCATATTTTCTACAGTATTCATTGATGCCTTTTTCAATCATAGGCATAAGAACTTTTTTAGGATCTTTATTGCGACCTTCTCTGTGCATGTCTGCAATAGTTGCAATAGATGGATAATATTGTTTTCTATAAAATATAGGATCGTTTTTCATAAAAACACACGTATCATCTACAAGGTCAAAATTAAGATTGTCTTTTGCTTTTTGATGGAATTCTGTAATTTTCATTTTACCACTTCCTACATGACCAATAACGTGCCTTATGTCTTGGACCTGGATTATCGCAGTTGTGCCTTGCACGGAAACTTCTGCGTCTTGCAGGATTTGATTTTTTAATCTTCATATTAGGATCACCAAAGTTTACCTTTACTACATTGCCCTTTGGATTCTTAACATATACTTTAAACTTCTTAACATCGCCCTGCATTGGCTTGCCAAGTTTAACTTTACGTCCTTGGTATTCGGCTTCATCTACAACATCATCTTCGTTGAACCAAAGTATGCCGTAGTCTGTATGGAAATCATCTACATCATCATATGTAATTTCATCTATTTCTTCTAAATCATCAGAAGTGATATCTATATCAAAATCTTCATAACCCATTTCAAACATGTAGTTTGCTAACTTTTCTGCATAACCATTAGCTTCCTCTTCTGACAAATTTCTTGTCAAAGGAATATGATACATTACTGCATCTTGATTAGTTTCAAATATATCATAACCAGGAAAAATGCTCTCATCAAGCTCTTTTACATCATCTGTTTTTTCCATTGTAATTCTTACAAAGTGTTCCATATTGCCTCCTAATGATTAAGTATTACTGAATTTACAGAACCGTCAGTCCAATCATAAACAAAAATTCTCAGCCATACATAATTTCCAGTAAAATTCTTTATAAAACTTCCGTCACTTTCATCTGTTTCAGTTGCTGTGCTTTCGTGGTCTGTAGTTGAAATTGTAAACCAATCTGCTTCTGCAGGGTTGGTAGCTAAAGTTGCTTGAACTACTATATTTCCTATAAATCCTGTCACATTATATTGTACAGTATGAAAGCCGTCAGCACGACCATAGTATCCGTCACCTTTAAGTTTTTCTGATTTCCGGGTCTGTACAGTGCTGTCGCTAGGATGCGTCAACTGTGCTACAGTTGCGCCGCTTACTATAAAATTAAATGTTTCACTACTTGCTGGCATAATGTTATTTATCAATATCTTGCTTACTGATAAGTTTGTAAACTTTTTGTATGCTATTACCAGCAACGATTTTAAGCAACATTACCACATTTTCGGACTTGCACCAAACATATCTACCTGCAATATAAGGAGCAGATCTAATATCCTGTCTCAACATTTCGGTGCTCTTGACTTTATCTTTGTTGTTTTCTAACCAATCTGCTAATTGAGGATTTACGTGGTTAGAGTTAAAAACAATTTTATATTGATAGTCAATGTCTTTATCAACAACAATAGTGTCTGTATTATTGCGTAGAAAATTAATTAGTTTTGGATCAGGCTTGTAAAGACCTCTTACATTTTCTAATTTATTAGATAATTGCTTTAAGAAATCAAGATTATTACAATAAAAATTTATAGTATTATTTTCAATCCGAATTATGTAAGAATCTTGATATCTTGTAAGTTCGTTATATATCAATTTAGCATCAAAAAAATGAGAAGCACTAAGTGATATATCTCTCATGCCTCTTTTGTAAATTAATGATCCTTCTGATTTATATTGATATTCTAAAGCATCTAGTTCTTTACTTGCAAACTTGAAGTTTTTGTTTCTAAAGATCGAAGCCAAACTATTGACAGCAGTCAAACAGTATAGATATTTGCTGTAAAATAATTTAGATGTTTCATAGGTTTTCAACTTCGACCTGTTCATAGTTAATAACTATCTCCTTGTCTTTAACATCAACCTTACATTTTCCACCGTTTTTCAATTTACCAAATAGTAATTCTTTAGAAAGTGGACGTTTGATATCTTTGTCAATTACTCGCTGTAATGGTCTTGCACCCATTTTTCGATCAAAGCCTTTGTCTACTAGATGATCGAGTGCTTCGTCTGTAATATCAATAATTATATTTTTGTCTTTGATTTGTGTTTTAAGTTCTACTAAAAACTTGCCTACAATTTTCATCATAACTTCTTTCGACAAAGAAGCAAATGTCACAACACCATCTAATCTATTTCTAAATTCAGGCGCAAAGAATTTTTTCAACTCTGTGTCTTCATATTCATAATCAGATTCTTCAGTAAAACCAATTGTGTTTTTTTCTGCTTCTTCGGCACCTAAGTTAGTTGTAAGAATTATGATTGAATTTCTAGCATCAGCTTCTTTGCCATTAGAACCAGTCAATTTTCCGTTATCCATAATTTGTAATAAAATTTGCGAAACATCTGGATGTGCTTTTTCTATTTCATCTAGCAATAAAACACAGTTAGGATTTTCTTGAAGTTTGGTAATTAATAATCCGTTGTTTTCTTCATAACCTACATATCCTGGAGGTGAACCAATTAATTTAGCAACAGCATGTTTTTCTTGATATTCACTCATATCAAATCTCACAAGTTTTACTCCAAGATTATTTGCTAGTTGTTTAGCAGTTTCAGTTTTACCTGTACCTGTTGGACCCATAAAAACAAATGAACCAATTGGTTTATCTTCACTTTTCAATCCTGCTTGAGCGACAAGAATTTTATCTACTAAATCTTCAATAGCTTTGTCTTGTCCGTACACACTAGATTTAATATTCTTTTCTAGTTTTGCAAGATTTTCTGTTTCTTTTTCTGCTACTTGTTCAGCAGGTAAATTAACTACCTTTGCTAATTCAAATTGAATTTCATCTGCACCAACTAATTTTTCTTCTGCTTGTTCTTTTAAATTAAATCTTGAACAAGCAAGATCAATTAAATCTATTGCTTTGTCTGGCAATTTTTTATCGTTTTGATATTTGGAACTTAATTTTACTGCTTCTTGGATAGCTTCATCAGTAATAGTTGTTTTATGGAAATCTTCATAATATTTTTTAATACCATGTAAAATATCTAAAGTGACTTCTTGCGAAGGTTCGTCAACAGTGACTCTTTGAAATCTACGCATCAACGCACGATCCTTTTCAAAGTATTTTCTAAATTCGTCCCAAGTAGTAGAAGCAACAACTTTAATATTTCCTTTGCTCAAAGCCGGCTTCAGCATATTAGCAAGATCATTTGCGCTGTTAGATCCACCTCCTGAACCAGCACCACTAATCATATGAGCTTCATCAATAAACATAATTGTTTTGCCTTTTTTCTTTAATCCTGCTAAAACAAGTTTAAAGCGTTCTTCAAAGTCTCCACGGTATTTACTGCCAGCAAGCATACTACCTATATCAAGCATATAGACATTATATTCCTGTAAAAAATCAGGAACATTTTTATTAACAATGTTAAATGCTAAACCTTCTGCAATAGCAGTTTTACCAACACCAGGATCACCTACTAAAAGAACATTGTTTTTGCTTCTTCTGCCAAGTGCTAGTGCTATGCTATCTAATTCATCTGCTCTACCTATAATAGGATCAATTTTATTTTTCTTTGCCTCGTTGTTTAGATCAGTTGTAAATGCTCTTAAAGCACGTTGAGCTTGTCCGCTCATTTCCTCATCTTCAAAACTAGTTTCTAATTCTGTATTAATATATTCTGCAAATTTGTCTTTGTTTACTCCGCCCTGCTCAAAGTAGTAATGTGCCATAGATTTTTTCTCTGACAATATACTAAGCATTACATCTGGTAGATCAATTGTTTGTCTGCCTGCAAATAACACTTGTGTAAAAGCTCTATTCAAAACACGTTCTACAGTTTGCGTTTTTTTAGGTTTGAATTTTTTTGTTTCTACTTTTAATTCATCGCATTTGTCTTTTAAATAATGTTCTAAGTTTGTTTTAATATAATCTACATCTGCGCCAAAACCTTTTAATGTCGTATAGAAAGACTCGCTACACACCATACTAAACGCAAGATGTTCTAGAGTCACATACTCATGTTGCAATTTTTTTGCATCAGCCATTGCTTTTTCAAATACAAGTGCTAACTCTTGACTAGGTTCAACCATTTATAATCCTTTTTTCTAGCTTTTCTTTTTTCTTTTTTGCCATATCTAGTTTTAATTTTGATACTCTATCTGTAAATTCTATGCCTTGCAGATGATCATACTCATGTAAAAAACATCTAGCATCATAGCCGTCAAGTTCTATTATACATTCTTTTGCGTCTGCGTCAAGAAACTGTGCAACCAATTTAATAGGTCTTTCTACTTTTAAAACTAGATTAGGATGACTCAAGCATGCTTCATACTCTAAACTAGTTTCTTGACTTATTTTTTGTATTACAGGATTGATTACAGCAAAAGGATGCTTAATTTCTTTATGTCTAGTAGGTTGGATAATAAAAATTTGTGCATCAAGAGCAACTTGGTTGGCACTTATACCTATTCCTCTATGCTCAGCCATTATATCAGTCATTTTTTGTGCAGTATCAACAGCATCAATTTTATCAAAATCAAACGGTTGAACTTTTTTATCTAACCAATCATTTGGTGCGTAAATCAATTCCATTTTTTATTTCTCTAATTTTTTGTCTTTCTTGTTCATTTAGTTTAGGGGTCAATGCTTTAACTTTTACATAAAGATTGCCTCTTACTTTAGTATTTACGTCTGGAACACCATGTCCAGTGACATTTAAGACTACACCATTATTTGTACCAGGTTGTATATTAAGTGCTATTTTTTTATGTTCAGGTGTTGTAATTGATAAATTTTTACCTAATATTAAATCTAAACTGTCACATACTATTTCTGTATGTAAATGTTGTCCATCTCTAACAAATCCAGTAGGATTTGGTATTTTGACTTGGACAATTAATGTCCCTCTAGGTGCACCTTTTATGCTATCATCTCCATAAT